GTGCGCTCTTGCACCAGAGTTGAGCCGCAATCGCAAAATGCGATACCGTAACGAAACCGCTGCCGAAAGAAAAACGGGCAGAGGTTTGTGTCGGAATGGCATTGCGCGGCGTGACCGCTGCGGTAGAATTTGAGCCATGACAGACATCGCCACACGCCTGCGGCAGACCCGCGCCAACATGCTCGGAACCGAAGACGAGCAGCACTACTGGGATTGCCACGAGGCCGCTGCCGAGATCGAACGACTGCGGCTGTGGGGCCGCCTCACCGGCGCGGAGCGTGAGGCCGTGATCGTCGCGTCGATAGAGTTGCAGGCGCTGTCGATGAGCGAGACGAATCACTCCGACGCTTTGCGATCCCTACTGGCGAGGCTCGCATGATCGCCACGCTACGGTTCAACCTGCCCGACGAACAGGCTGAGTTCGACGCCGCCCGGCTTGGCAGTGAGGCGTTGTCTGCGATCTGGGCCATCGACCAGTGGTGTAGGAACCGGATCAAGTACGAGCGGCCTACCGCCGACGAGGTTCACGCCCTGGAGGCAGTGAGGGCGATGATCCCGGCGGAGTTGCTGGAGCACTGAGCAGAAACTGTCGGAATGTGACATTTTCCGTATGGGAAAACGAGCGCGAAACGTCGGATCGCCAATATGATCGGGGCACTACACGCCGCACCTAGCGTCTCACTTGTTGAACACAACGCCGGTTGTGTTGCACGTTTGGGGCGAAAGTGAGAGACGCCCTTTCCGTATGAGAAAAACGACGTTTTGCGGTGGGTTTCCAATATGATCGGTGCGCTATAGAGCGAAGGGAGAGACTGGCCAGGTGCGCTACTGCGGCGAGACACGGTCGCCCCGGGCTGCAAGCCTGCCAGCCACTCGCTCTAGGATCGGATCTGTAGGCCGCGTGGCTGGCCCGAGACCAGTGCCTTATCTCAGGAGTTAGCAATGTCCGAAATCAAGATGCGCCGCCGCTCGCGGCAGATCCCGATCACCCTCACGACCTCGACGGCGAACGCGACCACGCTGTTCACCGAGGACTTCGCGGGCGGTGTGGTTGATATCGGCACCATCGCGACCTCTGCCACCACGCTCCAGATGTGGGGCTCGTCGGCTGAAGGCGGCAACTTCCGCCGGCTCTACAACACCGATGGCAGCGTGGCCGACATCACGCTCGCCCCGAGCACTTCGGTTGGCACGATGTACGCGCTTCCCGACGCTGTGTTCGGAGTGCCGTTCCTGGAAGTGCTGGTGGGCAACACCGCTGGCACAGGGGTCACGGCGACCATCACGCTCAAGAGCTAGGCTATGCCGCAGCGGGTGCCGTCATTCAGGGCACCACGTTTGAGGACGAGAGAGAACCGCCCCCACGCAGCGGCGAGAGGCTACTGCTCGAAGCAGCACAGGCAATGGCGGCAGGCCGTGCTGATCGCGGATGCGTTCGCCTGTCGCCAGTGCGGAACGATCAGCGAATCGAATCACGCCGACCACATCATCCCGGTCAAGGCTCGGCCAGATCTTCGGTACGAACCGTCCAACGGCCAGTGTCTTTGCAGCGCGTGCCATCTCTTGAAAACGATGCACGAGTCGCGTGAATGACTGGTTTCCTGTGGTACAATCCACGCTCCACAAGGAGGTGGATTTATGGCGTGCCGTCGTTGCGGATCGTCGTGGTGTACGAAGGCCGGGAAGGACAAGGCGTCCTGCCCTGAGTGCTGCAAGCAGCAGCGCAGAAAGGCCCGCGTTCATGGGCTTTTGCCTTCATGCTGCGAGAAGGCATGTAAGCGTTGTGGCGAGAAGTTCACCGCAAAGCATGCGAACGCGATGGCTAGGCAGCTGTATTGCGATGCGTGCAAGGATGCCGCGAGCGCTGAGCGGCGTGAGCGATGGAGGGCCGACCAAAAGACTCGCAAGCCTGTATGCGCTCCGTCCGAGAAAAAGAAGCGGCGATTGTCTTGCATGATGTGTGGATTAAAGCTCACTAAGGCACAAAAGAAATATTGCTGTTTGGGCTGCTACAACGCCGCCAAGAAGGTCGGGCTTCAAACGTGGGATCGAACACAGATTGACGAGGCAGCCAGGACCAGACCGAGCAACATTGCTCAATCAGTTTCGAGATGGTTTCCGAGGCAATGTCGAGATGATATGGCTGCGTTTTTGACGAAGGTGCTTGGCGTGCGTGCGCTCTTATCTCGAGCATTAAAGAGAGACTGCGATGTATGCGGGCGACTTTGCGTCAGATCGTACGAGCGACTTTGTTCCAGAAGGTGCGCAAGGAGGGCCAGAATCAAGGGCTCGTGCTGCGACTGCGGGATAGATGTAGTACACAATGCACTCAGGCGAACCCCTCTTTGCGACAAGTGCGAGCGCAGAAGAAAACAGAAGCTGAAGAACATCCTATCTGGCAATCACCGCAAGAGGTGCAGGAGGCATGGGCTGCCTTTCGACCCCAGCATTAAGTCGCAAGATGTGTTCCGCAGAGACAATTACGTTTGCCACATCTGCAAGAGGAAGACACTCAAAGTGTTTACTTTGAGTGATGGCAAGCCCAGGCTGAGATCGCCTACTGTCGACCATCACCCTTACCCGCTGAGCGCCGGCGTGATGGGGCACACATGGGACAACGTGAGGTGTGCGTGCTGGGGCTGCAACACAGCAAAGGGTGCGAAGTGGTCTGGGCAGTTGCCACTGCCGCTAGGATTGGCGACAGGCTCGCAAACCTGACCCCCTATGCAGTTTTTTCAGGCAAAAACGGCCGTCTGAGGAAAACCCGCTGTTCCATGCCGCGTACGAATGGTTGAAAGTAACGTCCCCTAGCAGAGGGCATTTCCCGTGCCAAAAGGCCGCAAGCCGACGCCGAAGGCGATCCTGAAACTTCGCGGTGCTCGCGTTCGCGGGCCGCACGTTTCCGGCATCGAAGCGCCTTCGGGCATCCCCGCCGTCCCCGACTATCTGTGCGAGATCGGCCGGGCCGAGTGGGGCCGCATCGTTCCGATGCTTGCGTCATCTGGTGTGATGAGTCTCCGCCATCAGCAGACGCTCGCCTGCTACTGCGATGCACTCGCCGACATGGTGAAAGCCGACCAAGAGCTCAAGCAGCACGGGGCGACTTTCATGGATGACAAAGGCCGCGTGATGAATCACCCGGCGTGGTATCGGAAGAAGGATGCTCGGCTCCATATGCTCCGGTTCGCGGAGCAGTTCGGGCTCACTGCCTCCGCGCTGGCGAGGGTGTCGGCTGTTGAACAAGCAAGCGAAGAGGACGAAGAAGACCGCCGTATGCTCGGCTAATTGCCCGGGCTGCCTCGCGATCCGTTTCTTCGAGAAGCACCTTACCCACGTCAAGGGTCCGCTCGGCGGCAAGTCGCTGTTGCTGCAGCCGTGGCAGAAGCAGTGGCTTCACTCGCTCTATGGCACGCTGAAGCCAGATGGGACGCGTCAGTATCGCACGACGCTACTCGCTATTCCTCGAGGAAACGCCAAGAGCACGACGGCCGCCGGCATTGCCTTGAAGGGGCTGATGGAGGGCGAGCCGGGCGGCGAGAACTATTCGTGTGCCGCCGATCGTGAGCAGGCTAGGCTCGTCTGGGAGATCGCGAGCGGCATGGTTCAGCAGTCGCCCTTCCTGAGTCGGCACCTGAAACTCTACCGGAACGCGATCGTTCGGCCGGCGACGCATAGCACCTACAAGGCGTTGTCGGCGGAAGCCTTCACGAAGCACGGGTTGAATCCGCACGTCGTGGTATTCGACGAACTCCATGCTCAGAAGTCGCGAGAGCTCCACGATGTCATGGCGACGGCAATGGGAAAAAGAGCCCAGCCGATCATGGCGTATTTGACCACTGCCGGATTCGACAGGAAGTCGGTGTGCTGGGAGGTGTGGAAGTACGCCGAGGCCGTCGCGGCCGGAACGATCAAAGATGCGACGTTCCTGCCTGCCGTGTACGCCGCGCCAACAGATGCGGATTGGAAGGACGAAAAGACGTGGGCGGCTGCCAATCCAAACCTGGGGGTCTCGGTTCAGGTTGAATTTTTGCGACAGGAGTGCCAGAAGGCGGTCGAACTGCCAGCCTACGAAAACACTTTCCGGCAGCTTTATCTCAACCAGTGGACAGAGCAGGACACTCGCTGGCTCCGCATGGATCACTGGGCCGCCGGTGCGATGGAGTGCCCGGTTTCGCTAGAGGGGCGGGAATGCTGGGCCGGGCTCGATCTCGCCACTACGTTCGACACGACGGCGTTCGTGCTGCTATTTCCGCTAGATGACGGCAAGTATTGGGTCGAACCGCATTTCTGGATTCCATCGGAAAACCTTCAGCAAAGGGTGCGGCGAGACAAGGTTCCGTATGACGCATGGGCTCGCCAAGGGCTACTGACCGTGACAGACGGTAACGTGACCGACTTTGATCGCGTGCGGGCCGACATCAACGCACTTTCCCAGAAATACAACATCCGGCAGATCGCCATCGACCGCTGGAACGCGACGCAACTGGCGAACCAACTGCAAGGGGACGGGCTCTCGGTTATAGGCTTCGGGCAGGGCTACGGCTCCATGAGCGGCCCATCGAAGCAGTTGGAGGCGATGGTAGTAGGCGGCAAGTTGCTTCACGACGGCAACCCTGTATTGGCCTGGCAAGCAGGGAACGTAGCGATTCAACAGGACACGTCGGCCGGCAACATCAAGCCCAGCAAGGCCAGGAGCACAGAACGGATCGACGGGATCGTGAGCCTCGTGATGGCGATCGGCGTCTACGCGTCGCAAGAAATCACCTCCGATCCTGAAGCCCCCGAAATCTTCTTCCTATGATCGCGAAAAACGAGCACCGCATCCTCTGGCTTCCCGGCGAGGAACGCATGTGGGACGAGGACGCGAGCTCGCGATCCTCTGCCGGCGTGCGGATCAGCCCCGACAACGCGCTCATGGTCAGCACCGTGTTCGCGTGCATCCGCGTGCTCGCGGAGGCGGTGGCGACGCCTGCCCTCCACGTGCTCGAGCGGATGGGCGACGGCGGCAAGCGTCGCGCGACCGAACTCCCGCTCTACCGGAAGTTGAACCTCCAGCCGAACGGGTGGCAGACCTCTTTCGAGTGGCGTTGCCAACTGATGCTCCACGCGGGCCTCTACAACGTCGCGTACTGCGAGATCGTGCCCGGGCAGTCGGGGGCGGTCGATCAACTCATCCCGCTGCACCCGTCGCGGATGAAGGTGGAGCGGCTGGAGAACGGCAAGCTCCGCTACAAGTACCGCGAAGAGAAGGGCCAGGAGACGCTCTACAACCAAGAGCAGATTCTCGCCATTCGCGGGCTCACAGAAGACGGCATCAACGGGCTCTCTCCGGTCGAGACGTGCAAGGACGCGATCGCCCTCGCCCGGGCTTACGAACTCCACGGTGCTCGCTACTTCGCCGCCGGTGCCCGGCCGGGCTTCGTGCTCTCGACCGAGGGGCAACTCAACGCCGAAGCCCGGGAGACGCTCGCGAACCAGTGGGACCGCAAGCATGGCGGAGTGGGAAATTCCCACAAAACAGCCGTGCTCACCGGCGGGCTCAAGCCGTTCTCTTTGCCGCAGAACACGAACACCGACAGCCAGTGGCTTGAGGGTCGGCGTTTTCAGATCGAGGAAATCTGCCGACTCTGGCGCGTGCCGGCCTGGAAGATTCAAGCCGCTGGGGCGATGCCGCCCGGGTCGCTCGAATCCTCGTCGCAGGAGTTCCTTACCGACACGATCATGCCGTGGCTGCGGCGATTTGAGTCTGCGTTTACTCGTGATCTGATTGTCGAGGATGACCGTTTCGAGGTTTCCTTCGATACCCGCTTCATGCTTCGGGCCGACTCCACGAGCCGCTCCGGGCTGTACCGTCAGTTGTGGGATCTCGGAGTTTATTCGACGAACGACATTCGAGCCGAAGAAGGAATGAACCCGGTTGAAGGCGGCGACACGCGTTACCGCCCGTTGAACATGGGCACGCTGGGCCAGGAGCCGACGGCGACCGACGTGCTCGCGCAGCAGCAGCCCGGCAGCGGCATCGACGGCCAGGCGGTCGAAGGCGGGCTGGCAGCGGCGGAGGCAGCAGCGGCACCAGCGGAGCCAGCCGCGCCGCAAGTCGCCGACGTGAGTCTCAACGGTGCGCAGATCACGGGACTCATTGCGATCATCTCACAAGTGCCCGTTGGCCTCATCACGAAGGAAGGTGCGGCGGCCCTCATCGCGGCGTCGTTCCCGAGCATCAACGCGCAGCAGATCGCGGCGATTCTTGCCGGCGTGAACGAGACGATGCCGAGCGAGGCTCCAGTTGATCCAGCACCCGCCCCCGTCGCGGAGGCTGCGAGCAGCGAAGCCCGGGCCGATCCCGGCAGCGTAGCCGAAGGCGACTTCGTGTCGTGGGATTCGTCGGGCGGGCGTGCTCGCGGGCGGATCGACCATGTGATGGACTACGGCACGCTGGACATCCCCGGCACCGACTTCAAGATCGACGCGACCGAGGAAGATCCTGCCGCACTCATCACGGTGTACGAAGAGGTGAGCG